TTTTTGCAATTTCTTCGTTACCACCAACCCACATAATTCTTACATTTGTATTTCTACATATCTGCCATACAGCAAAGTGTGTAAGTAAGTCTGTCTTGCCGTGTCGTGGAGGAGAGAGAATCATTTGTTCTCCACCTTCATCTATAGCTTTAAGTATTGATTTAATCCACTTCTGATGAAAATCTGCTGTTTCGTATGGATCGCCTGTTTCTGTTTGGAAGTACCTATCTCTAAAATCCTCAAACTTACCTAATGACTTTATAGCTTCATCAGGCGTTGCCCATTCTTTTTGTAATTCTAAATTATCTTTATCTACCAAGTATGCTTCGTGCATCTTAGTTACAACTGATTTGTTTACTCCGTATATATCAGCTACAGCAGTCTTAGCAATTAAATCTTGTTCTACTTCTGCTGCAAAGTTCTCTATATAATCCTGATAATACTCACCACGAGTAACAGTCATCTGTGTTGTAAAATCTTTTTTCTTTTTTTCTTTAGATCGTTTATGTTGTGCTTTACGACTGCATTGAACAGTACAATATTTTTTATTGTTATGTTTAGCTGTAAACTTTTTTTCACAACCTGGATTAGCACAAGTTTTTCGTTCTGCCATTATTATACTTCTGCATTTTCAAGCATTTTTTTATTACCACAATCGTAACAAATACTATGTAAATCTTCTAAACAACCTAACCAAATTCCATCTACGCCACTATGCACAATGTTTTCTGTTGTGTTGCAATATTTACATTGTTCCATTATTTTTTCTTTGGAAGTCTTTTTATCTTTCCATTTTTAGTTCTAGCAAATCTTGCAGATTTTGTTTCCATACTTGGAATAAGTGTACCACTATGTGTTTGGTTACCCCATTTCCAAGTTACTCTTTTACCTGCCATTACTTACCTACTTTCTTTTGTGCATTTTTATGTGCTTTACTAAATGATGTTCCTCTTTTCATAGAGTTAGTCATATACTGTAAATGTTTTTTTGTATGATGCACAGAATGTTTTTTCATAGTCTGTTGTTGTCTTTTAGTAAGACTAGATACATCTACACCTTTTATTTTCATTTTTTCTTCCTTAGTTTCTTAAAATCAGCAGCAGTCAATTTATTTCTTGGAACTGCTAACTTTGCAATCTTTTTCTGCTTTGCAGAATATTTAGTTTTTTTTGGCATACTACCTCCTTACCAATCCCTACAAGCCCAGTAACGAGCAGTAGTCTTATCTTTTGCAGTACTACATTTGTGCCTAGCACGAAACGAAGCTCTAGCTTTAGGATTGCTTTTTCTAACTGGCATCTTTGGATCTCCAAACATTACTTTCTTAACTTTGCCATTAGACATAACAAATACCTTTTTGGACTTGCGACCATAACCTGGTTCGCCTTTCCTAATAGCTGTTGGGCTATTTAGCTTAACTTTCATTCCTTGATAGGTAGCCATTAGTATCTACTTTTTTTGCCTTTGCCTTTTTTAGTCATCTTTTTTTTCTTCTTACCATACATAGTGTCTGTGTTCTCCTAACTATACTATATCTTGTATGAGTGATTATATAAAAGGAAATAAATATCCAAATCATAAACCCTCTACTTCATATAGTAGTGGAAGAATTTGTTTGGAGGAAACTTGCGATACAGTTATATCTAAATATAACAAGTATAGATATTGTAATAATCACAAACCTAAATCGTTTCCTAGAATCAAAGGCAGAAAGCTGCCTGATGGTTTACAAGAACCTCAGGCGTAAAAAAAAATTTTTTTAATCTCTTCAAACTAAGTTGAATTTGTGATTGGGTTTCTATTATTAAATCTGGAGGAGAATAATGATAATACTTTACAGAGCAGCAACAGTAGATGAAATACTAGAGATAACACTTGTAAATAAATATTGGGAATTATATGAAAGTATGTACACAGTTTAACTGTACCAAACCCTAGACAAGCTAGGGCTATACAGGGAGGAACATGAATAAAGAATCATGTTAATTTCTATAATAACAGAAAATGGCTAATGAGTTGCCCCAAAAACCATTTCCTGATTATTTAGTTGTTATTAACAGGTACTTGTATTATATCTACCTTCTGTTACTATTCAACTATAAATATTATTTAGGAGTACTTAGATACAGGTAAAGAGGGCATCAGGAGCACAAAAGGCTTACCAGGGAAACCTGACCAACTAGAAAGACAAGTAAGCTACCCAAGGTCTAATCAAACTATCTAATCAGGCAGAATCGCAACTACATTGCATTGGATGCCTGTTATAAAAAACCAGCTAGACTAGACACTATTGAAGAAATGTAAAGAGTGTAAGAATACTCTAAAACAGATAGGTAATCAACCAAGATACTATTGTGATAGTGCACCCACTAGATGTAGTATGTCAGGTAAAACACACACTATATAGTATGCCTACTAGACATTGTTTTAGTACAGTTTGTCACCTTTAAATATAGAGTGGTTACAACATATAAAGAAAGAGTCAATATTGACATTTGCATAGGTTTTATAGTTGTCTTGCCTATATATATAAATACTATTTTGTAAAATTATTAGTTACTAGAACATAATAAATTATTGTTGTGTAGTTCTGTTGTGTTGTGGTAGATATAGGGAGCTTAATTGATAACCACCCCCCACCCTTATTTAAACCCAAGCAATCAAATCAATAAAGTAAACCCTATAAATATTGGAACATCTAAAAAAAGAATCTAAAATTTAGATGTAAAATATTTTTAATAACTTGCATTAAATAATATATAGTCTATACTTGTTTACATAACTAAGGGAGAATATAACAATGACTAGAAAACATTTTGAAATGGTTGCAAAAGTTTTAAACAATAGAGCTAAAGCAATAACTAATTCAGGGGCAAACAGTGAGGAAAAGCATTACGCGTTATTTGAATTAAGAAACACTATGTATCATTTCTGTGATGAGTTCGAGGCAGAAAATCCAAGATTTGACAGAGGTAAATTTTATCAAGCTTGTGAAATTCAAACAGAACTAGAATTTGCTGAAAAGCTACTAAGAATATAAGTAAAACTAAGGGAGAGAATAATGAAAGATAGATTAATTAGGGCTACTAAAATTGCTATTCAAATTGCTTTAGCAAATGAAAGACAAGCCTTTAACAAATTAGAAATTGCAGAGGAAGAACTGCAAAAAGCAAGACAAATAAGTAATAACAAAATTAGTTTATTGCAAGAATTATTAGAGGAGGAATAATGAAAATAAAACTAGAATTAGAAATCAATAAAGAGTTTTCTAATTACAAGGATAAAGACCAAAGATTCTTTGAGGAACTATATAAGAACTTCTTAGAACAAGATAGAGCAATAGTATCAGTAGAGATAGGGGAGGAATAATGAAAGATAGATTAAGCGAATATCAATTAGTTAAAAAATTAATTGATGATGTAAAAAAAGAATGCGAGGAAAAATTAGATTCTATGAAAGGTAAAAAGAATTATAACGAAAATTCTAAAGACCTTGTATTTAGATACTCTGATATTTTACAAGCAGAGGGAGCTTTGGAGAGAATTAAAGATTCTGCTCAAAGCGTAGAAAACTTTGTAGATTCTTTACAAAGAAATTTTAAGAGGGAGGAGTAATGGGATTAGAAAAATTTGATACTTTTGTACAAAAACAATTAATAGAAATGGTTAATGGAATTTATACAGATAAAGACCTAATTAACATGATGAAAAAAACAGTAGAAACTTACGAAAAATTTGAGGAGGAATAATGGCGATTAAAACAGAACTAACACAATGGGAATTTACTAGCGAATTTATGAAAGTTAGACCTGATAACTTTTCTTTAAGAGGGTTAGAGGCACTTTATTTATACTTTTATGAAGTTAGCGAGGAGATGGGCGAGGATATAGAATTTGACCCTATTGCAATTTGTTGTGAGTTTACTGAATACGATAACTTTGAGGAAGTTTTAGAGGATTACAATGTTGATGACATTGAGGAACTTAAAGAACATACAACAGTTATTGAGGTACACGATAGCGAGATATTGATATTACAACAATATTAGTATAACTCCCCTTAGTTATACGATACGAAGGAAAGCCCTCTGTTATTGCAGGGGGTTTTTCTTTTATATGACTTGCAAACAGATATAAACATAGTAATCTATGTACATGGTTATTAACAGAGGAGGAATCTAATGCTTGATGTTATAGGTTATCAAGATAAAGGATATAAAGGACAATGTTTAGATTGTGGATTAGATATATATGCACAAAAATTTGATACTGTAAATGAGCAATGTGAAAGTTGTAAGGAGGAATAATGCCCATTACAGAGAGCGAATATAAATATATTGCTACCAAAATATCAAATGCTAAAAACGATAATTGGTTACTTGAATTACAAGGACTACTTGAATATAAATTACATAAATTAAAGGAGGAATAATGGATAAACAATACAACTACCAAGAGCCAGAATATTTATGTTGGTGGGAAGATGTAATTGGAGTTTATACAGAAAAAGAATTGTATGAACAGTACAAAGATACAAACTTATTTGAGGAGGAAGAACAAATTGGTTGGGGTGGATACTCTAATTATGGTCATACTCCAGACTTTAAAACATTCCAAGAAGTTTTGGAATACCTTAGAGAGAACGAAGATTGTATTTTAAATACTAAATTTATATCACACAACATGAACATTGTAAGAGTTATATGAAGATATTAAATCTATATGCAGGAGTTGGAGGTAATCGTAAATTGTGGAGTAATGAACACGAAATTACTGCAGTTGAGTACGACCAAAGTATTGCAGCAATTTACAAAGACCTTTACCCACAAGACAATGTTATAGTAGATGATGCCCATGATTATTTAATTACAAACTTTAAACAATTTGATTTTATATGGAGTTCGCCACCTTGCCCAACGCACAGTAGAATGAATTTTTTATTAAATCAAAAAGAAACTTTTACTTTAAAATATCCAGACATGAAATTGTATGAGGAAATAATTATCCTGCAAACATTTTTTAAAGGATATTTTGTAGTAGAAAATGTTAAAAGTTATTACGACCCATTAATAACACCACAAGAGAGTGGAGGACATTATTTTTGGGCTAACTTTGACATACCAAAAATAGATACAAGAAAAAAAGTTAGAAATGATAAAGGATATACTCTTGCTAAAAAAATGAAAGAGAAAAATATTTATATTGATAACTTTCATGGATATAAAGGCGATAAGAGAACTTTACTCAACAACGCCATTGAAAGCGAATTAGGTTTAGTTATTCTTAGACAAATAAAGGAGGAAAAGTGAGTAAGAAAGAATTAGTTGATACTGATTATGGCTTTAATGGAATAAAAAATATATTAAACAAGCACGATATAAATTATGCCAGTTGGATAGCAAGACAAATCCATAAAGAGCGTGGAGGTATTGAACTCTATACTCCTAATGTAGAGGGAGAAATCTATTTGACATGGGGAGATATTTATTTTGTTGATATTAAGTTTGTTAATCAAAATAATAAGGAGTTTAAATCAGCAGTTAGTACTACTGAACTAGAAAGTATTGTAATAAAGATAGAGGAAATGCGTAAGAATTATGTTAAGCAAATCTCAGAAATGTTAAAGACTAATTTTAGAGAGGAGGAATAATGCAAGTAATAAATAATAGTAATTTTATGTCATTAATTTGTGATATATCTGATGAAATTGTAGAGAATAAAACAACAGATTTTAATTCTACATACGACCAAATAGAACATAAATTAATAACAACTTTTAATTTAGAAAGACTAGAAAATAATAATTGGTTAGTGAAAGGGGAATAATGGAGATAGGATATTGGATACCTATACTTATTATAGGATTAATAATTGCAACAACTGGGTTAGTGTTAATTGTTATCTTATCAGCAATACATATCTATCAAAACATACCATTTAGATATGTGAAGTTAAATAATAATTCAGTTGCTTTTATAGATGAGCTACAAAAAGATATATACGAATACTTAGATGAGGAGGATAGATGATACAAGTAAAAGATATAGAACTAACATTAGAAAACTTGCAGCAACAGATAGACCACAATCAAAACAACTTAGATAGTTTGTTAGAGCAAAGACAAGAAATTGTCTTACATGCTTACAATAATGGTCTATCCATGATAAAAATTGCAGAGATACTTAAAATTACTAGACAAAGAGTATTTGCAATATATCAGGCAACACAGACAGAGGAGGAATAATGAATAAAGAAACTAAAAAGAAACTTCTTGCACCTTTTCCAGAGGAGGTTGTACAAGACCCACCAAAAGGAAAGTTTGGGAAGTTTGTTAATCATGCAGTATATGTAGAGAGACTACGAGACTGTGATGTAAAGTATGAGTGGGAGTTTGAGCCTGTCATTATAGATAACAAGATAGTTGGTGCTATTGGTAAGTTAACTATTGATGGTTTAGTTTACCAAGGTGCAGGAGATGTTGAAGCACCTGCTTTAGCAAGAGCAACAGTAGGCGAGTGTCTTAAACTTGCAGAGAGTGATGCTTTTAAAAGAGCAAGTATGAGAGCAGGATTAGGCGTAGAGTTGTGGAGTGGAACTGATGATTTCTATGATGATGAGGGCGTACC